GACTTCTTGCGCGCCGCGTCCTTCTTGGTCTTCGGGTTGGGCGCAGGCGCCTTTAAATTCGAGCCAGTTGCGCGGTTGTACTTTGCCCTGCCCTTCGCGGTCAATCCTCCGCCCTGCTTAACGGATAGCTTCTCGCCGCGGCCCACTGACAGGCTTGGGCCCGATTTGCGCTTACGCTTTTTTTCTGCCATCTTTTTTCGGTTTCCAACTTATTCTTGCCGGCCCAGTTTTCTTTTTAGCCATTTTTTTAGCCATTGCGCTGCCTGCTTGGCTTTTAGGACGGCAAGCCGGATAAGACTTACGCTTGTCTTTAGGCCCAGATCGACCGCACTTTTTACCCGTTTTAACATCTCGCCAGTCTTCCTTGAACCACTTCGTCAATCCGCCGCGCGTCTTAGCCATACGTGCCACCGCGCTTCTTATACTCGCGCACAAGCCACGCATTTGCATACGCGCTGGGGTACACGTCAAACTTCTTCTTTGCCGCCGCCTTCACACGCGAATAGAGCGCGGGGTTCTTTGGCTTGGGTCCGCTCGTCTTCTTCTTCTTTACCGCCATCTATGTTTCCTCGTCCCAGCTTATGCACTGCCAATCGACAGGCGTGTAAGCCGGAAATATCTGTATCGCGTAATCAAAGCCAGCGCGTATGCTGGCAACGCATTGGTCCTCGCTCGGCAACACCGGACCGCCAAACGCAAAGCATTGCGCGGAGGTATTGCAAAGCATCAGGACCGCGGTCCACATTATTTCTTTTTCATGCGACGCTTGGTGGTGGTGCCATATTGCACCTTTTTGCCACTTTTTGCCGCCGCCTTCTTAGCCGCTGCTTTCCCTTTTTTCGTGTATGCGTAATGCTTCCCCGCAACCATAGGCATATGTCGTCTCCTTGTGCAACTCACACACATAATACAGGAATTTCGCGCAAAATAAACCCCGCGCGGGCGTCGAGCATACCCGCGCAGGGGAGACGTGAAGGAAAACACGCCATCTGCGGCCATGGGGAGGAACGCCGCTAAAAAAAGAGTACCACAGAGTTTGCGAAAAACTAAGTGGACTTTTTCGCAAACTTTTTTTGTTTTAGAGGTTGCAATCTGTATCTGTTAACACTATGTTAACAATATAACAGAAGGAGAAAGACATGATTACCGTAAATCAAGGAATGCAAAAACTAGCCACACCGTCAGCAAAACGCGACTATGCAGCAACAGCCGACAAATACATTTTTGCAAAAGACACATTGGTTAACTTTCTTGACGATGACATCGCGCCGATCATCACTGACAGTATGGTTGAGGCTTTCGAAGAAATGCTTGAAGCAAAATAATCAACAGGGGGCTTCGGCCCCCACAACGCCTTGGAGGGTCATAAATGAAAAACCTTAACATCAAACCAGTAAACCACGGTAAAACCCGCGCAGACAGTAATCGCTACTGCGGTCCATCCGTCATCAGCGCCATCACCGGCATGACGACCGGCGAAGCTGCGCGCCTTCTGCGCCACATAACCGGACGCCGGTCAATCAGGGGCTCCAGCTATTGGGCCGTCACACGCGCACTCGAAATGTGCGGCATTCAAGCAATTGACGACACGTCCAACATGCCCGCGCCCCTAGATCGTCGCACCGGACCGACACTGGCCGCATGGCTAAAAGCAAACACCAAGAACCGCACGCCTGACCGCGTGTTCCTGATCGTCGCAGGATGGCACTGGCAACTCGTCCAAGGTCGTCGCATCGTCTGCGGCATCCTCGGTAAGCCAACATCCATCCGCGACAAGCGCGTCAAACGCAGAGCGCGGGTGGCATATGCCGCTGAACTTCACTCTATGGGCGCGATTACAACGCCTTCAGAGGCTAAGAAGACCAAGAGCGTTGATGTTAACCGCAACCACCGTTCTAAGGCTCAGAGCCTCGCTAAGAAGCTGGGCATCACAATCGACATTGAGCGCCTGTACCAAGGATGCGCCCACTACTGGATCACCTACGAGGGCGAGTTCGACTACGTGGACAATGGCATTATCGAAGGCCATTGCTGCGTCGATTGGCAAGAGGTGCTTTGGAGGCTCGAAGACATCGAAGCATACGAAGCCGAAAAACGCGCAGCCTAGACCGGCACCTCGGTGAGCCAAGTCGTTAATATGTACTTGGCTTGCTCTCCCAGCGGAGGATTGCCGCGGTGCGTATACGTCCAGTCAGCCGGCCAAATGAGGGCTCTGTTCCTCTTTGGCTTTATGCGTTTGGACTGATACAAAAACTCAGTCTCACCCCCCTCGTCCACGTCGTTCAGATAAAGCTGCACCACAAGCTGCCTCTGAGGCACCGGCTCAAACCCCTCACAATGCCATGAATGAAACCCGCCGCTGGGCTTAACGCGCTTCATCTTAACCAGCATCGCCGTCATGCGTGGTTGCTTTAATATATTAAACTTATCGACATACAGCGGATACATCTCCTCCCACAAAACTTTGTAAAAGTAGCTCGCAAAATTATCCGGCATACGCTGGACAAGGGCGGGGTCATTAAAAAACACCTCGTCCATATCACGATCCAGCTTATTCTCCGACGACGGCTGCGCCATGCCATCGCGGTCGCACTTCTCAAAGAAGTCAATGACAGCGTCTATATAATTCTCGTCAAAAAAATTATCGTATATCCCGATAAACTCCTCAATCGTGTAACGCTTCTGCACTTCCTCTGACATCATATCCTCCTATACCACGCTCAAACCACGACGCAGCGGCCGGTTCCACGAACCGGCTGAGCTCGTTCCAAACGCCATGGTCGTGTGATCATTCGCCAGCGACAACGCCACCGCATCCGCCCTGTCAGGCGACGCAACGCCGCGCTTTTTCATGCTATCCTTGCTCTCGACTTGTAGCTTGCCCGCGCTGGTAAAGTGATACCGCGGCGCCGCAAGCTCCGCATACAACGCATCGTCGCGCGGCAGTGACACGTCCATGCCTTCGAAATACATCTTCATCTTAAACCAGATCTCCGCGCGCAAGTTCAAATACGTGTCCTTCGCCATGGCGCGCTCCGACACGTTCAAACCACGCGCCGGCAAGCCAAGCTCGCGCAAGCGGTCGAGCACCCCAGCGCCAAAGCCATTGCTATCCACGATGATCTCCGCCGGCCGCTTACTCGGCGGCATGGCGTCATACTCCGCCTTCACGGCGCCCGTAAGCTGCATCAGGTCCAAGTTGCGCCACACGGTCAGCGGATGTATCACCGGCCCCTGACGCTTGCACAAAACGCTGGCATCGCCGCCCTGACGCGCGACGTCCAAGCCCCATATGGCAATCGTGTCCTCATGCACCTTGATGTCGTTGGCCATGGCATGCTCAATAAGCGAAACAGGTATCACCGTGTCCTCTTCGGACGGCGGGAAGTTACCCAAGACGCGCACATGATAGGCGGGGCTATCCTCACCGTAGCGACGCTTCATATCCTCTACGAAATCCTCGCTCACACGCGGGCTGTCCACGCAAGACACATGCATCGTGTACCAGTCGTCACGCAAACGATTGTGCGTGTCGTAAAAGAAACCCGTATTCCGCGTGGGGTTGCCGGTCAGGATCGTCGTCGCAGAGTGGCCAGACATACTGCCAGACGCGGCCTCGAAGACGCTGGAGGGGATACCGCTGGCCTCGTCGGCAATCAGGAGCACCGAAGGCGAGTGCACCCCAGCGAGCGCCTCCGGTTGCTCCGCGCGCGACGTGCGGCACGATATAAACGTGCTCTCTGGATGGCTCTTCAACTCAATCCGATCAGACTTGAGCTCCAGCAAATTGTCAAAGGGCGGCTTCAGCCGCTTGGCGACATTTTTCATCTCAGCGAAGCAGGCGTCGAAAAGCTGGGACGACGTGGGGGCGGTCACAACGGTCTTGCTCGGCACGCGCATCAGAACGTGCCATACAGCCGCCAAAGCGACCGCCGTGGACTTCCCGACGCCGTGGCCAGAACGCACGCTGACACGTCGTATCGCGGGGGCTGCGACGGCGTCGAGGAGCTCAACTTGCCACTCGTCCGGCTCAATGCCGGCAACCTCGCGGGCGAAGGCGACGGGGTCATCGCGGTAGCGCGCCATTAACTTGATAAACGGGTTTTCTTGGGGCTGGGTCATGTTAACACCTGTTTACGGAAAAAGGGGGGCGGGGAGGCGTGGGGAGGTCCTTTGCATTTGCACCGGTCCGCGCTGAGCGAAGGGGGGGGTAAAAACGCGCTTTTTCTGCGCCGCAGCGCGAAAATCGGCCAAAATTAACATAATACCGCGCAAAAGGCCGATAATACGTATTATGTTAAGTGCACATCGTTTAAAATCAATCACTTAGCAGATCCACCTCGTTGCTGCGCCTGCACTCTCGCCTTAAACGTGCATTTTGCGTTGACTTTTGCTGCATCTGCGAGCACGCGCGCGCCCGCGCGTGTGAGTGCGTTCCGATGCGTGTTTTCGCGCTCAATCGTCATCCTCAAACACTTCGCCCTCTATCACGTCACCAAGCAACTGCGCAGCCTGCGCGTGCAAGTCGTTGACGCTGATGTTGATTGCCACGTCACGTTGCCGCGTATCGTACTGCGCGTTTAGCTTGCTCGCCATCCACTTGTCCGTGTCCACTTGCAAGCGCGCCACGTTGACGTTGTCACGCTCAGCAAGCTGCGCCGTCTCCAGCGCGCGCTCAGCGTAGAAGTGGCCAGCCTCAAGTTGTGCAGCCTGATAGCGTCCACGCCGCCCGTCGCTTGCGTCAAGCCACTTCGCCCACAACTTGTGACCTATGTTAAACTCACGCTTGATCGATGCCAGTGACACGCCGCTTGCGATGCGCTCGAAGATCTCATCCTCTCCGAGCTTTTCCATCGCCATGATCTTTGCCTTACCTACCTCACCCACCACTGACCATCTCCCCTGCCAGCGCAGCGTACCCGCACATGTCGATCCAGTTATCCATCTTCTGCGGTGACGCGCGTGACCTGCTTACCTTCAGCAACACCATCAT